GAATCAGCTTCACCCAAGCAGAGCTTGCAACGGCTGCGGTGTGGAGTCGTGTTCTGGCTCGGAAGCTGGTACCGCTATCCTATCTCGTAACCAACTAGAGTCTAGGTAGAACAGAAAAAGGCCAGCTTAACCGCTGGTCTTTTTTTGTGATATTATTAGGTAAAGAGGATCACGACTATGGCGATTAACAAAGACGGCTTAGAATCTGGACAACCCGTAGACTTTGAAACAATGCAGAAAATTAAGCGCAACCAGCGTGAGGGTTTAAAGAATGCAAAACCAGAACCAAAGCGCAGAAGTACAAAGGCCGGAAAGCGAGAAGCTGGCGGACAAGAACAGCCGACTGTTTCTGACCTACCTGGTGCAGAAGAACCGAAAGAAGCGCAATAAACGGAGCGGCTGAAATGGCTATAATTATAGTTGAAGACGGCAGCGGCGTGGCTGGAGCCAACAGCTATATTAGCGAGGCTGATCTGCTATCGTATGCAACTGACCGAGGAACAACTCTAAGCACCGCTACAGACGTTCTGATCTTGAGGTCTATGGACTACATCGAGATGCAGAGATTTATCGGCGTAAAGGCAAAAGATGACCAGTCGCTAGAGTGGCCGCGCGCTGATCTTTACAAGTACAAATCAAACGAAATCCCGGCAGAGCTTATCAAGGCTCAGTTTGCCTTATGCGTGCAGATTGATATTGGCAATGACCCGCTCAGCCCAGGTGATCGACAAACCAAGCGTGAAAAGGTTGACGTGATAGAGGTGGAGTATATGGACGGCGCTCGCAGCCGTGTCAGTATCCCAAGTGTTGATCGGTGGCTCTCAATGCTAACGCTGGGCAATGTGGGCGGCAGCCTTGGGGTTGTTCGGGTTGGTCGCGCATGACCTTCTACACCCGCCTACAATCAACAGCCACAAAGCTGTTAGACAAGTACGCCCAAGGGACCATAAGCCACATACGTGACGGCGAACCCACAGGCCCATCATACGACCCGACGCCGGGTGTGCCGGTATCGACGCCGGTTGACGCCTCAGTTAAGGGCGCTTCCTCGAAGTATATTCAGGATGGATTCATTTCTGCGCAAGACTTGCAGATGACGTGTTCAGTGTTCGGCTTCGATCCTGTGCAGTCAGACCGCTTCGACATCGACGGGCGTGAGCTGCAAGTGATTATGGTGGAGCCTATACCGGCAGCGGGAACTACTGTGGCCTGGCGGGTTTTTCTGAAGTCTTAAACCTTTTTACAGCCCTGCTGACGAGCGGGGCTTTTTTGTGGGTGACTATTAATTGCGACAACATACGACAACAATAATAAAAAATGCCGCGAACTGTTGACAACAGGCGGCAATATAGATGATCTGATTGGGCGTTGTGAGAGGCGCATAAACTAAATCAGATTGAGGTAAGCATTATGACAATTATTTTTGATTGGGTACAGCCTAAAAGATCAAGAAATGACTCATCAAACTATGAGTGCCTTTCTTTAAAGCAGGTAAAGGCGGGTAAAAACAAAGACGGAACCCTTCGCCTGGGCTTGGCTATAATTATTCCAGAAAAAATGATGAAAAAAGCTCGGATCGTCGTTGGAGACAGGGCTGTTATAGGCTTTGGAGATGACCCAGAAAAAGGCAGGTGCGTTGCTGTTAAGCGTGTAGTTTCTGGCGGATATATAGTTGCTCCAGCTTCAGGAACAAAAGGAACAGGGGGTGCTGATAAGATAAAAGGATATTCTGTTCGTGCAAGAGTTCAAACAACAGAAACGCCCATCGGCGCGCCTAAAAACTTTAGCTCACACTATGGCGGATTTGAAGTTATGGATGATGGAACTCTTATGGCTTGGGAGGGGTTAAATGAAAAGCAATAGAAAACAAATGCGCGTAACCCTGCCAGCCACAGCCGTGGAGGCGTTCAACAAAGCAAAGAAGCGTGCAGAAGACGCTGCGGGCATTACGCTAACAGATACCCAGTTTGCAAGCCGACTGATTGAAAAGGTGATAACAAAATGAAAGCACTAACAGCCCTAACCCTAGCCATCCTCATGGCCCTGTCCACCACAGCCACAGCAGACCGGTGTAAAGGAGTCGCAGACTTGGCAGAGGCAATGATGAACGCCAGACAAGTAGGCGTACCGATGCAGGCAGTTATGGCGGGCGCGACCACCCCAATCCATGAGATTATGGTGATCGAGGCTTACGAAGCGCCACGGTATACCACCAAAGAGTTCCAGAAGCGCGAGACTCAGAACTTTAGCGACAAGTGGTATATGAGCTGCTATAAAGTGGCAGCGCAAATGAAAGAGTCTTGAGTTTTCGATTAAGCCCAGGCAGAGGTGGCGCTAATAACTAAAAAGCCACCTACTGCCCTTAAATTTACTTACTAAGAAAAGGGAACTTTATGAGCGATTGCATAATGTCAAAAAACCAGCCCCAAAAAGACGGATACTGCTATGAGACTAGAGGTGGTAAGCGTCAGGGGTCTCACAGGTGGGAATGGGAAGAAAATCATGGGGAAATACCAGAAGGGTTGATGATTTGTCATAAATGCGACAATCCTTCTTGTAAAAACATAGACCATTTGTTTATGGGCACCAACTCCGATAACCAAAAAGACAAAAGATTAAAGGGGAGAGCTTGTAGAGGTAAGTCCCGTCACAATGCTAGACTTAACAAACAGCTCGTAATATGGATTAGGGGCTCCAAAGAATCAAAGCGAGTATTAGCTTCTTTGATAGGTGTTGATCCCGAAACAGTTCGTAGAGCTAGAAAAGGAATAACTTGGGCTCACGTCAAATAATTTTTTTAACACCGCAGGCGCAGGTCGGGCAAATAACAGCGCCAGCCAGAGCCAACCGCATCTCCTTGGAATACCGAATAGGTGGGTGATCTGGACGGAGAAGCTACGAGACAGCTAGACCCGCAGACGCGGGCACTTTTTGCTATACTCAAGCAATAAACCCAACCGGATGCCGCAATGGCCGACCTAAAAAAGATCCAAGCCGAACGAGAACGCGCCGTGTTGCGGGCTTTCCGTGACTCTGTGCAGTCTATCCGCGACCAGGCGACCATTCAGGAGATCGTCAGGCTGCTAGAGGTCGGCAACGTCGAGGGCGTCATAACCTTACTGCAACTTGATGATGCCACTTTCCAACCTGTCACAGAGGCTATACGCCAGTCATACATAACAGGCGGCATAACCGGTGCGGCTCAAGTCGGCGTGATACCTGTGGCGACTGGCACGCTTGTGGCGAGGTTTAATATTCGGTTGCCTCGTGCGGAAGCGTGGATTTCTAGCATGTCCAGCCGGATGATTACTGAGGTCTTTGTAGAGCAACAGGCAATGGTACGCTCTGTCTTAACGGATGCGCTAGCCGCAGGCGCTAACCCTCGCAGCTCAGCACTTGATTTAGTCGGGCGCGTAGACAGGCAGACCCGCAAGCGTTCCGGCGGTTTTATTGGTATGACCGAGAAACAGGCGCAATGGTCAGTTAATGCGCGGCAGGAAATGCAAGACCTCAACCCAAACTATTTAACACGGGCTTTGCGTGATAAACGCTTCGATGCGCCTTTTAAAAAGGCTGTGCGTGACGGTAATCCGATGCGTAGCGCACAGATTGACGCCGCCATTACTCAGATGCAGAACCGTACTCTGCGGTATCGTGGCGAGGTCATATCGCGCACGGAGTCAATCAACGCGCTACGGGCCGGGCAGGTTGAATCCATTGCTCAGGCCATTGATACCGGCGAAGTGGGCGAAGGTGAGACGACTAAGGAATGGGACTCCAGCGGCGATGCACGTACGCGCCCAACACACGCAATAGCAGATGGGCAAAAGCGGGCGTTTGATCAGCCGTTCAGTGTGGGCGGGTCTGCATTGATGTATCCAGGTGATCCAAGCGGGCCGGCTGCTGAAACTATCCAGTGCCGGTGTATTCAGGTTGTTGAAATTGATTTTGGGGCGCGTGTCGCTAAGGTGGAAGGGTTTGGCTAACGTAACAGTAAGCGAGTGGGCAGCAAAGACGCAGGCTAGGTTAGATGCCGTCTTTAAGACAGCCGCACAGGACATAGCCCGCGAGGTGCAGACGCCTAGAGCCAAGGGGGGTAAGTTGCCCGTAGACACGGCTTTCCTTCGCAACAGCTTTGCGGCAGACGTTAACAGCACGCCAAGCGGCAACGGCAATTCGTCTTATTCTGCGGGGCCAATCAGCATCGTTATAAACCGTGCTAAAATAGGTGATCGTGTTGTATTTGGGTGGGGCGCAAATTACGCAATCTACATGGAGGCGCGGTACAGCTTCCTTCGCAGCGCTGCGCAGAACTGGCAGCAGATTGTCGATAAATCGGCGCAAAAAGTTAGAGCGAGGGTAGGCGGATGACACCAACTAACACCACAATAGCCACAGCACTCTTTAGCCAGCTTACCGCCGCAGAGCTCGGCTACCCTATCGCATGGCCTGGCACAGACTTCACGCCGCCAGCTTCAGGCATCTGGCTAGAGCCTATGGTGATGCCTAACACCGGCATTGATAACGGGCTGGCTGCGACAGATGCCACCGTACCCCAAGGGCTGTTTCAAGTTGCCGTGTTCGACCGACCAGGGCGTGGGGCTTTGGCTGTGAACCGGGCGGCGGATGATGTAAAGGCCGCATTCCTGAAAAACGCCACGATCACTGGGTTGATCAGAGTGCAGCGCAACCCCTACAGCTTTGAGATACAGCCAGAAGATGATCGACTTGCGGTGATTGTCACCATTCCATATACAGGTTAGAATGCTTGCTTGGCTCGTCGTGATGACGCCCTGTTTTATCTAGCCCCGCTTTTGTGGGGCTTTTTTTGTGCCATCCCTCCCGCTATTTCCAACCCCCTACAATATGGTATACTCCAATAAGCAGTTTCTAGGACTGCCCTCGTCGTGACGACGATATTATCCAAATTTGGAGCACACCCATGGCGAAGCTTACCAGTACCGGTACAATCCTTTCCGTAGTAGCGGGAGACCCCGCCACTTTTACCGCCGCAGATTATGCACTCCTGGCCTTCGTCGAAGTCGGCGAAGTAATTGACCTCCCAGAATACGGCCCGAACGTCCAAGTAGTTGAATCAAATCCCCTTGCCACCGGCATTACCGAGAAGTT